CGAACAGTCCTACAGGGAGGGACTTACGGATAAGGTCTGTCCAACCCCACTTCTTGTCCCACACCCCGGTGCCCCACACAAAGGACTCCTGTAAGTCAATGTCCCACTCCTTCACGTCGTACTCCATAATGGCCTTGATATGTACGTTAGACGCCTCAGTAGGCTGTGGTGCCCGTGGGAATATACGTAACACAAACTGTCTGCCTTCACCCCCAAGGAGTTTAAGCAGTCCCGTCTCCGCTTCTGCCGTTATCATCGTCGTTATGTCTGCGTACTTACCTTCTACAAACTTCTTGACGTGTCCTGAAGTAGAGGATACCTTCCCACAGCACCCAAGCACCCCAATGGCTGGGCCTATCCACACGTATCTGAGAGTCCATTATAAGTACACTGTCATTGCATCCACTGTCTGCTCCCTGCTGAAAAGCCAGGTAGTACCTTCCGTCATGCCCGATAGCACACATATTCTGCTTATTGTAAGCGTTCCTTATTAGTGAGGCTATAGCATCACCAAGCCGGACACTTGAAGGGTTATCCTTATCCAGTGATTGCAGCCCATATACATTGCGCCTACCGGGGTATATAAGCATATCACCCACAAGGGCCACTGCCCTGCCGCTACATGGCCCCTCCTCGGCCACTACCTTGAACAGGCTCCTGTTTGTAACATCCGTAGGATCGTTGAAGAGTGCCCACACCTCTCCTGAGTTGTATGCCCCGGACTGACGGAATATAGCAAGCCCTCCTAGAAACGGCTCACACCGCACTATCTTAGCGGCATGAGATGACAGGAGGTTTATCTGCCTATCTCCCGGCTGACAGTTGCCGGGGTCATCTAGCTGCATGTAGTACAAACTGTGTGGGCTCTCCGGGTCGCCGTAGGCATACATACGTGAGCGGTAAGCAGCAAGTCCAGTACACCTTACGATAGGGCCAAATGATGACCCGGCTGTGGTAGCCGCTACGGTAGTCGTGCCTATTGACTTGCCGTTGGTACGGTAGTAATTATCACCGTTAACAAAATACAAGTAATCGCCCATCGGCTGGAACGACAGGTTGGAATTGGCTAGGGCTGTAGTAAGATTCGTCGTACCTGTAAGCCTCAGCCTCGGCCCAGCGGCCACCATACTATACACACTGCCGTCCCACCGCTCAAAATCGTATATACGACTCAGAGCCGAGCCGGTGCTATACCCTGCGGTTGAACCGTAGTAAGTAGTACCGTCACGTAGTTTGAAACCACCGTCACGTTCCAGGAGTATGTTCTTGGCAACACGTAAGGCACGTGCGTCCATGTTGTCAAGCGAAGACATAACATCCAGGCCATAACTGAAGTCAACGTACTGCACAACCTGCCATAGTTGTTCCTCATCAAGCCCTATGCTGAGGTTAGGTTTACGGAAATTCATGAACTCAACCTCCAATCAGAATGACTGTAAACATCGGACGTTTCCACATACCCTGCTTGGTCTTCCGATTCCTCATCTGATACCTCACCAAGCCTTGCATAGTACATAGACGACCGCCTCGTAGCTGTAGAGAAGTCCCGGTAATTCTCAGCTATCTGCCATAAGGCATAGTGTACGTAAATATCGTCCCAATCGGTAGGTGTGGACACGCTACCTGTACCATCAGTAGGTATAGCGGTAGGACGGTATGTGTACTCAATGGTGATGGTAGATGCCGTTGTAATAGCATCGTCATCTGGCATAGGGTATAAGTAAATCTTACCCGTACCCTTCTCGACTGCGTAATACTCCGGGTCGCTTGCGTTATCGCTGTCACGCCATTCTTCGTAGTTCTGGTCTAACCACTCAAGGGTTTTCATCTCAAGGGGAGCATCATTCCACCACACCTTGTCTACCTGCAAGCAGTCAGAAGGCAAGTCATAGGAGTAAGTATCAGCAGTGAGTGTAACGGTATCCTCCTTCTTTTTGTCAGATACTCTATAAAGTCGCTTCTGCACATGTTCAAAGTGAGAAGCAAACACAGAGCTGCTTACTGACTCAGCTACGAAGTAATCGTTTTTACATTTGGTTATAAGTGACGCTACGGTGCTTATTCAAAACACCTCCAATAGACAAAGGGGAGACTTTTCGCCTCCCCTCCACCTCAAGAGTTTTCATACTACTTCTCAGGGCGGCCAGAGTTTCTTACAACAGGTATGTCCTTCCGAGGGCCATCATCCAACATCATATTGGGCGACCACACTTTCAGGTAATACCTGTCCTCACTCTGTCTACCCCTCAAGACATTGATGTCACCGTCAAGCTGCGCTAGCCTCTCACGGAACTCCCTCAGAAATGCCTCCTGTTCGGCAATCAACCTGTTACGCTGGTTGATAAACTCCTGCACCTCAAGCTCGTGGCCTTCTATACGAGCCTCCATACGCCTACGGAGCGGGTGAGTGTCCACATACTCATATGGATAGATTGTCTTGAGTAGGTCACTCTTTAACGGCACACGTACCTTAATACCCCGGCCTCTGGCGAACCCTATGAAGTATTCGACCGAGGGACGCTGGTGGCTGTACTCGCTATCGGCACACATATCCACACCGTACAGGTGTATTTCCTCGTAACCTTCGTATATAGCAAGAGCCATCATGTAACTTACCGTGTTAGTGAAGTAGCTGTAATACAACGTGTCCTTGTCCGAAGTACCCTCCGGTATGTCATCTCCGAAGAAGTACCTCGTCATCTGCTCAATGGGGTATCTCATAGAGTGTGGTATATCAGGATGCACTTGCTGCATATATATAGGTATTTGACAGTCCTGCAACTCCTTCAGATGCTTACCGCCGTAGTATGGGTGGTTCTCAATCACCTCCCGTGTGTGCATCTCGAACCACCTATCAGCCCTCGGTATGCAGCGATACAGGTCGTTTAAGCCCCACACCTCAAAGCTCTCGTCGTCGAACGGGGTATCACATCTAGTTGAAGGCGCAAACCCCATAATTATGACTTTTTTCTTGGTACTACCATCACTCATTACAATGAGATACCTCCTTTGAATTTTAAGAAGTGGCACCAGCACTCACGGCTGCGCTGGTAGACTTCCCGGTAATCATATACCGAGCCGATGTCAGGTACTCCACATCGAGGAATCCCGGCCCCGTGAACTTGACATAACGGTTCGTACCGTCAAAGGTAGGAGCCGCTGTACTTCCCGTATACACTCTTACCCATGCCGTACTTGTTGCCACTTTACACAATATTCGCTTACGGGCACCGGCAACGAGAGTACCGAGGTTGAACATCTGAGTACCTCCCGCCGTGGTATTCCTGATAAACGATGTTTTATACACAGAGAGTGTAGTACCGGTAGAAGTAACATCCTCAGTATCATACTTACACCCGGTACTGAGGGTCTTGTTCTCAAGAGTCTCCGATACCTGACGCAGAGCAGTACCGTTGACCTTATACCCTTGTACTGCATCCCAACTATCATTCGTCTTTCCCATTATCCACACCTCCTGTCAGGGAGGTGGGCCACCTGGTATTATGTACCAGGCGAGCCCACCCAACCTCTGAAGTCCGAATAACCGCAGGAGAACCTCTCATAACCCAGCCAGCTCGCCAGCATGGTTGTGAACTCCTTGTCCTTATTGAACTCAGGACGTATCCTCCAGTAGAAGATCAGGCTCTCGATAGTGGGGTCTTGGAGGAACCACGCCGTTGTGCTGGTCAGGTAGTCCATAACGAAGTGCTTCAAGCCTTTCAAGGCATTCACGTTATTGTCAGTAGTATCGGATTCGAGAGGCGACTGCGTAATTTTAATTGCAGTCCACTCTAAGTCCACAGGCACAACCAGCCTCTTCTGAGTACCCCACTGAATCTTCATACCGGCATCGTCAGTCATTTTACGGGCAAGTGTAATACCTGTCTTTACCGTAGCATCCGATAATGCCCCACTGTGTAGGTTATTCACAGTTCCACCAATAGCTCCGTACCGGGGGTGGCTGTCGCTGAACAACGATACACTATCATACCCGGTGTTGGAGAAACCATTGTTCAGAATCTCGGCAAAGATTTTCTCAGCTTTCTGCCGGGCACCTTTACCAAGAGAATTAGGGAGCTTGTTTACCACATCGTACATTTCATCGTCGATGAACTTGCGTTCGACCTGACACTGCTTGGCGTACTCCTCGTGAGTGTAGTCAATCTCTTCACCAGGACGTAACACGTCAGTCGCAGCTGACCCCATCGACTCCTTCACGTCCCACTCACCGATGCCGGCTACTTGATAGTCGGTCTCGGTAGCTTTCTTGGACTTCTTAACGGTAGCCACCACACTATACTGCTCAGGAAGGTCACGGTAACTCTGGAAGAACACCTTCCTTAATCCCGGCTCAAGCAGCGGCCCGAAATTTGCACTTGCTACTGGCATTTATCTCACCTCTCAATCAGTTAACTTACCGCCCTGCAAGGGCATGGCACTTGTCAGCGGCTATTTTGACGAAAGCCTTGGCTTGGTCATTGTCATACCCCACCAGAATAAGCGGCCCGGCTGTAGTAATCCCTGTAGTGCTGATTTTATTCAGGGCACCTGGATAGGGCTTATACCTGCTGCCGATATTAGTGCTGGAAAACGACCCCGCTGTGGAACCGTAATACGCCTCAAATACGGCACGTTCCGCAGGGACAATGATATTCACATTGTATCCGGCTGCGGTAGACGAATCTACAGAGTCGTTAACCACACCTGCTATAGCAGTATCGCCTGTGGTGTAATTGTCTAAAGCACCAGACTCGAAGTTGGCAAGATACCCCTGACTCCAAGCCTTGCTCGCAGCAGACTTGAGTACCTTCATTACAGGTACGCCGCCACCCTCCATGTATGCAAATTGCATTTAATCTCACCTCTTTTTACTGCGTTTTTCAATCAACCTATCGTAATCATCCAAGTTCTTCTTCTCGCCGGACAGCATATTGAACTCCTCAGCATCTAAACCCATCTGTTTAGCCACATACGCTGCATCGGCGTTAGGAAACTTATCCGGCCCCGTACCGATAGGAGTATCACCCGATACGGCACCTAGATACCCAAGTGACTCTCTCTGCGCTATAGCCCTCTGCTCCGCTTCACGAGCAAGCTGCTGTGTACGCTTGTCACCATTGACTGCCCAATACGCTTCCCGTAAAGATACCCCATACTTATCGGCATAGGCTTCCACACTCTCTCTCACACTGTCGTAATCGGCGTATGTAGGGTCTGCCTTGAGCGTGTTTCTCTCAAGGTCACGCTGCAACCTCCGTACCTCTGCCGCTGTCTGTGTGGAGACCCCTGTCAAGTTTTGGAGGTACTGAACCATAGCAGGAGTTAAACCTGTTTGTTGAGCAGCCTGTTGCCTCTCCTCGGCATCCAGCCTCTCAAGAACTTGATCTACAGTAAGGCCGCTACGTCTTGAGATTTTCTCAGCGAGTTGCCGCAGAGGGGCGGTCTCCCTCTCATACTTATCCTGCAACTGCCTGATACGAGCCTGCACTGCGGCAGACGCTTCATCCGTAGTTACTGTCTTCTGTGCACCACCGTCGGTAATACCTTCGCCACCGGTTCCCTGTCCATCAGCCCCGCCGGCATCTGCGCCTACGTCTCCTCCGGTTGCTGCACTGTTACCGCCGCCACCGCCACCATCATCTGGAGCCATGAGGGGTATAAACGAGTATTTACCTTCCATAAAGTGACATCCTCCTTTTTACGTCACGTGGACGAGTACGCCCGTTTCAAAGACCCGGCGACGGTCTGTTGACATCTGTTAACGCTTCATGTGCAACTTTAACGTACGGGAAGCGGTAGACGCTGCGGCACCAAACGTGGTGCCTTCTCCCCGGAACTGCACGTAACGGAAGGGGGCAAGGATAGTACCAAGGTCAAACGCTTTACTCGCAGCCACACCTCCCAAACGCTGCACCCCGCCTGTAGTATTATTAAGCTCCCTAAGCGAGTCGGTTGTGTTACCCACACGCATCGACAGGTTGACGACAGCCGCCGACCATGCCGAAGGGGTTTCAAGCCCTACGTATACCCAATCCTCAAGGTCTACCGCACCCGATAGGGCTGTAGCTCCTGTACTTAACGTAAACGATTTTGTCTGTGAAAGGGGATAAGTCATTAACTACACCTCCTTAACGTGTACCCTTACTGAAGGGCCGGGAGGCCCATGATAGTGGCATACCGGACACGTAACATATGTATTTGTCTTGACAGTAACGCCAAACTCATCCTTGGCAAACACGGGAGGCGGGTCGCCCGGCTGTCTGTCCCTAAAGGCCACACTCTCACAACGGGCACATACAGGCAAATCCATCCTCTTTATGACAACATCAGGACGCTTGGCATACTTAGTCTTAAAAGCGTGTTTCAGGTACTTCTCCTCTATAGGCCGGGTCAGAGTAAACGGCTTGGGGTCTGTCATAAGCATATCTACCATACGCTGTAGCTTTTCTCCGAACGTCCTCTTCACCCTGTTCTCTGCGTACGCTTTACTGAACGCCTGCATCACTTACCACGCTTCTTCCTACTTTTGCCTGCTTTGCTGTAAGCAATCGCAACGGCCTGATCTTTGGGCTTACCGGAGCGAATAAGCTCACCGATATTCTCACTTATCGCTTTTTTAGACTTTCCTTTTTTAAGAGGCAACCTGACCACCTCCGAGCGCAGTAATGAGATTGTTCAGTATCTCAGGAGGCATACCCTCTGGTGTGTTTCCGAAAGGCATCTGCCCCTGTTCCATGTTCATCATCTGTGTTATCTCTGGAGGCACGTTGCGACCAGCAAAGGTGCCTACAGGGTTAAGCGGGTCTATCACCGGGAAGCTAAGACGCTCTTTCAGGAACATCCTCGCCTCTTCTGTGGTTATTAATCCCATCTGGTGAAGCTCAGTAACTGACTGATAAAGAAAAGCCATGTTGTTAGGAAGGCCGGCACCGATGCTAACGTCTATATCGTAACAGGCTTCCTTATACATCGGATTGCCTTCTTTGTCTAAGAGAGGCACCAATGTATCCTCTTCCTCACCGGTCTCCATATTCATCCTGCGTTCAGGAATCAACCGTGGTATCTTCTGCAACTGCGACCCTCTAAACCACAGGTAGTCATCGTTCTTGCTACCAGTAATACGGAAGGCTCTTTCTTCTGTGAAAAACTCCTTCACGTAGTCGATGAGTAACTCTACCACTTCCTTCAACCCTGATTGAAGCATGAGCCTTTTATGGTTTACCCTACGGTTGCCGGCTTCCTGGAGTGCCAGTACGGCTGCTGCTGCCCGAAGGCTGCCAGCTTTTCTACCCTCCGTAGCATCAGTACGGCCAGATATAATCTCCGCCTCACGGAAAGCCATATCCCTGCGCTGGTGTATATACGCAGGCATATTCGGAGGATCTACCATCATCCAGGCAGAAGGGTCACGGGCCACTATGTTGAGCCCTGCCTTATTCGTCCACTTCTTAGGATTAATACCGGAGGCTATACCTATAATCTTCTGAATGTTACCCATCAAACGAGCATTACGGCGTATTTGGTCATCGAAGTCATTAATCAAGTCCTGCGTGGGGATAAGCAATTCCACATCCCCTACACCCCACAAGATGCCTTCCCTGTAGTAGCATGGTATGACCACAAAGGGGTACTTTCCGTGTCTGTAGAAGTTGAGGCTACCCCTCGCCTTCATATCCTCTTTGGAATCATATAGCAGGATATTGTTGGCAGTAACCCGCAGGCGAAGGTATTCCTGCTTGTCCCACACATCTTTGCTCCACATTTGTACGAAGAGAGCCTTACTCCGTGAGATGTCCTCATAGCCACCCTCAGTGGTTTCGTCCTCGAATACCCGCAGGTCACGGGGAGAGAAGTATTCGTAAGGACGTAAGTTCTTGGCCCTTGGACCGTATACAGGGTGTCTCTTCAGCCAGTTGATAGGTTTGTATGTGGCATGGCCGGAGAAGTCACCCTCTTGTAACATCTCAGACGCAGTCACCTTCGGGTCTGGCATAAAGTTAACGGGATTGATAAACTCTACAATAGGGAGGCCCCTGCCACGAAGGGTCTGGGGGCTGTAGTACACCATGACTACAGATGTGCCGAACTTGTGTCTGTGGTGTTCCCCTTTATCCAACCTGACAGGATAAAACTGGTTTTTATTAAGTATCCACCTGATTATGTGCTGTAATTGCAAGGAAAACGCATGGTCGGAAGGTTCTTCGCCTTTTAACAAAACATCGATAGGCTGATCAACTATATCTGAAATCATGCTTTCTATATTAGGAAGGATAATATTCGTTTCAGAGCCGGGGTCTTCAGACGAAGAAGGCTCGTTGACACGACCGAAAAAATAATCATCAAAATCAGCCCAATCGTCAAGCAAGTCAAGCTGATCTTTATAGTCATAAGACGACTCATAGAAACTCAAAACCTCATCAACACTAGGGTCTTGGATCACTCCACACCCTCCTTATCACCCTTCTTTCTTACAGGCTCTACGTCAGGCATAACAGGGTCGAACATCTCAAGCCTTTCACGTCTTTTACGCTCATAACGTGCCCTCGGCAAACGGTACTTCGATGCCTGCTCCACTGTAACGCCTTCAAGTATCTGATCGCAAATGTATTCAATGTCTTGGGCACGGGATTTTCTACCAACATAGTAACCGATACCCATAAAAAATGCAATAACAAATGTAAACAAAAGTGTAATTATAAAAAAGCTATACTCCAATGTTTACACCTCCTTACATATAAGGTATGTAATCTACCTCACCTATCAGTAGGCCGTCCCTGTCCTCATCTTCATCAAGTGAGTAGTGGCGGTACTTGCTCTTCTCGGCTCTCTCATTCCTTGGGTCAACCACATCGAGCCAGTCTCCCACCCTCGGTAGTGATACGAGGAGGTAGGTTAATGCATCATAGCCGTGGTCATTCTGCTTCTGACGCTTACCGTCACGGTTCTTGTCCCACCTCTGGCCGAGTATGGAATCGATAAGGTGAACACACTTCTTATTTATAATGAGCTTTTTCTTGACAAGGTACTGATGCAGTACAGTAATCTTGGTATCATCATCGTTTGTCAGCGCAGGCTGAAGGGTAATGCCTTCACGTGAATAAAGCATAGCAGGCGACTCCTTATTGGCACCCCTATTGCGTGTGGAGGGGTCAGCCCACGCCCAGGTAAGCCCGTGCGCTCCCATCCACCCGGCCACCACCGAAATGTCAGCCTCCATCTGGTGGTACTCATCAGTGATAACCACAAGCCCTGTAGCGGGGTCTTGATACCCAATGACACAAGCTGTAGGAGCCGCCACACCGAAGTCGAAACCGGACTCTTTCGACCACGAGTTACTAATGTCAAACGTAGACGTATCAGCCGTATGGATACGCTCATCAAACTCAGTGAAAATCTGCCCCTCAAACACGTCAAAAGAAGCGTCTAAGAAGCGTTTCACCCATGTTTCGGGGTTATTGGCACGTAACTGCTCTTCATAACCAGAAGGTAGGTAAGGATTGTCCTTGGTCTTGACGACAAAGCCCCTGAAATTAACCGCATCAGCCCGGTTAGGGCTAAAAAACCAGTTGTAAACCCAGTCCCGACCACCAGAGTTAGTCGTTATGAACCCTCTCAAGGGGCCTACCACACCACGGAGCCGGGCCTGGAGCATCTGGAAGGTAGACTCCGGCACCTCGGAGCCGTCCGGCTCGTGAGCCTCATCAATCCACCAGCCGTCGATATCAAGAGAGCCGAGCGGTCCAGGGTCGTCTAGGTGCCGGAACAGCACCTC